CTTGTCGAGATTTCGGTAGTTTCAGTTCCTATGAATCAGAATGCCTTATTTAACCTCTCTAAAGCATTTGATAGTGCTGAAGATTATAATAGTTTCAAAGCTCAATTTATACCCAAAGGCGACTCAGCTAAAGGGCTAGAATCTCTTGTAGATAAAGCGAGCATAATCAAAAAGGAATGGAATATGGATCCAAAAGAACTACAACTAATGCTTGACAATGCTGCTAAAGCTGCTGCAGAACAAGCTACTAAGTCCCTATTAGCTACGCAAGCTGCTGAAAAAGCTGCTGCTGAAGCCAGCGCAAATGCTGCTGCTGATATGGATGCTCGTATCAAGGCCGCCGTTGCTTTAGCAACTCCAGCTTCTACTGGTACCGAAAAGCTACTGGCTGATATTGAAAAGCGTTTTGCTGATCAAGCTACAGAATCTAAGTCAGCTATCGCGGGTCTAGAGGCTGTTTTAGCTGAAAAAGCTGCTGAAATTACAGCAATGCAAAAATCAAAGATGAGCTTTAGCGACCCTAAGGGTATTGAATATGCAGAACGCGAAAAGGCTGTTCTGTTAGCTAAAGTTAAGGGTGTTTCAATCGAAGGTACTGCTTTCGGTAAAGAACTAATGACTAAAGCTGGTGCTCACGTACCGGGGGCTATTCCTTGGGAACAAGAAGTATCCCTAACAATGGAAAACGAAATCCGTCGTCGCTTAGTTATTGCGGGTCTGAATACTCCAATTCAAATGAAGACTAACGTTATGACTATGCCAGTTAACCCAGAAGCAGGTGTTGCTACTTGGATTACTAATGCACAGTTTGGTACTGCTGCTTCTGCTGGTACTACTCAAACTCACCAACTAAAAGAAATTACTCTTAACGCTTATAAAGTTGCTACCAACGAGTATATGGCTTACGAAGAAGATGAAGATTCTCTAATTGCATTGATGCCTATCGTTCGTGATGCCATGATTCGTCGTGTTGCTAAAGCTGTTGATAAAGCATTCTTACTAGGGGCCGGTGCTGGTGCTGACCCAGTTAAGGGTTACTTAACCTATGATGCAACTTCTGCCGTTACTTCTTCAGTAGCTAATAAGTTAACCATTGCTAACCTACGTGCATTACGTGCCGATATGGGGGTATGGGGCCTAACTCAAAGCGATCTAGTATTCGTAGTTTCTACCGACGGTTACTATGACTTGCTAGAAGATGTAACCTTCCAAACTATGGATAAAGCTGGTCCTTCTGCTACTATTATTACTGGTCAAATTGGTATGATTGGTCAGACTCCAGTTCTAGTTAGCGATGGTTTCCCTGCTAAGATAGCTGGTACTAATACTGCTACTAATAACTATGGTGCAATGTGCTTGAATGTACAGAACTTCATTTCTGGTTCACAGCGTGGTCTACGTATGGATACACAAGAACTAGTTGAAACTCAACGTCGTGTTATCGTAGCTAGCCTACGTACCGGTATGACTCAACTATCTAGTGTAAATGGGCTAGGAGTTTCGGCCTTTAGATGGGTTGCTTAATTAACATTAGTTAATATTGATAGGAGCTTTGGCTCCTATCTTTTAAAAGCCCTCTTTCGATGGCTTTTAAAAGATAAAGGAATAATATGGGTCTATCTTTAGTTACAAGGACAGAGTTTAAGTCCTATGCAGGAATAACTAGTCCTACACAAGATGCTATTATTGACACACTAATCCCTAAAATAAGTGCTTTAGTAAAAACATTATGTCGTAGAACTTTTGTAGACTACGTAAATGACTCAAAGATTGAGTATTTTGATGGTGGATACTCTGAGTATAGTACTGAAGAAACTCCAGTACTTAGCGTATCTTCTTTAGAGGCTTCACTTGATTATGGAAATACTTATATAAGTTTAGAAGAATATACAGACTATGCAGTATCTAAAATAACAGGAAATATTAAAGCCATAAGCTCTTTAGGATTTCCAGAAGCAGTTAATGGGTATAAAGTTACCTATACTGCTGGGTATGAAACTCTACCAGAAGATTTAAAGTTAGCTATCTTTGATCTAATTACGTACTATATGAAGAATGATGGGGCAATCCACTCAAATAAGGCTCCTGGTGGTAATAGTGTGCAAATAGAATATGTAACCAATACTAATCTACCCGCTTATATTAAGCGTGTTCTAGATCAGTATACTGCTAATTATAATTAATTATGAGTGCATCTGCTTTTATTGATGCTATAAGAGACCCCGATTACGACAAATGGCTAAAAAATAGTAAAAGTAATAATATAATACTAAAGTCAGTTAATGAGATGCGCAAAGGGGAGCAGGTAGCAGAAAAAACCTCATTTTTACTAGATACTAAAAAAATAAAAGAAATAGCTACAAGTATATCTGCTACAAGTATATCAGATGAAGATGTATTAGATATATTTCATGATGCTATAGATGCTATTAATACTGTACATAGAGAAATTATACATGGTAATACTATTTTATTTGAAAATGTATCCTTCGGGCAAATATCTTCTATATTAGAAAAAGCATTTAGTAGCCTAAAAGTACGAAAAACTATACAAGATAAGCAGTCAGGGGACTTTAGAGAGAAGCGTATATCTGATACCTTTCAAGCAGGGCACGTATTTAGTATAGCGGCTAATGTAACGGATCAAACTATTCAGGATATACAGAATGCTGGTATGCCTGAAAAAGTAAAAGTAGAGTTATTGCGTATTCTCAATAATATGGCTACTAAGTTAAAAGAAGAAGATTTAAAGACTTCAAATTTAAAAAGCTTAGACTATGATATTTACGCCAAATATAGTAAAGACCCATACAACTACTTAGTTGAGATGCAGTTTGAGGATATTAATAGAGACTCAGGTACTGCTTCTGCCCCTATTATTAATGCAATAAAAAGATACCTTACTCCGAAAAATTACGTATCCTTCAATAAATTCTTTAAAGAAAGAGCTGATAAAGATAGCTTTATTATAAAATTATTAGAAACAAAAGGTAGTCCCAGTTACATTGACTTATTAACTAATAATATAGTTAGTTCAATGGAAGGAAAACCTGCTAGTACTAATAAGCCTTATAGTATACCTAAAACAAAAATAGGTACACTTAAAAGTACTATTGATAGTTCTAATGTTTCTAAGAATATTAAAAAACAGGTAGCTAATGTTAATAAGGCAGTAGCTACCGTTAAATCTATCCCTACTAAAGCTATCCGCACAACTAACGGCCAGTTCTATAGTCTTGCTAACCTACAGATGCTCTTAAACGCTCAGTTACAGGATGTAATATCCGCTAATATGGGTAATGGCAATGCAAAAAATATTTTAAATTACCGTACTGGTCGCTTCGCAGCAAGTGTACGGGTTGAGAGGCTAACTCAAAGTCGTGAAGGTATGATAACCGCTTTTTACCAGTACCAAAAAAATCCTTATCAAACATTCGAGCCAGGATTTGCACAAGGATCCCCTAAAACACGGGACCCTAAGCTGCTAATATCTAAGTCAATTAGAGAAATTGCGGCTACTAAAGTAGAGAATAGGCTAAGAGCTGTATTAATTTAAGTATAAAATCTACCTCAAGGTAATTAAAGAGTTAATAAAGGTTGGAAAATATGTCTAGAAGAACAAGTATAGTTAAAGCATTAGCTGAAAAATTTAAAGAAATTAACGGTACCGGTACTTATAAAACTAACCTATATGGGGCTGCTTTTCCTTTTCTTAAGTTCTGGGATGAGGTAAATTCGTTTCCGTGCTTGTATATGTCTACTGGATCTGAGCAAAGGGAGTACTTACCTGGTAATTTTACTTGGGCATACTTAGGTATATCAATAAAAGTATACTGTAAAAACTCAGATGACCCTCAAGAGGAGCTAGAGCTTTTACTTGAAGATGTTGAAAAAGTTATTAATAATAATAGACAAATAGTATACGATACTATTAATGGTTATGATACTACTGAGATTTTAATAGCTAGTATTGTAACAGATGAATCTTTACTTAAACCATATGGGATTGGGGAGATTCAGATTCAAGTAAGGTATCAGTATCCAACTTGAAAATGTAAGTTTAACAAGTATCAACGCGCCAATAACAGATAAATATCTAGTCTACGCGCTTAGATACACAATTTAAGGAAACAAATATGGCTTTAAACCTATCGCGTAATAGTAGAGTATTTTTTACTACTAACGTTAATACATATGGCGTAGTTCAAAACACTGGATTTACTGCTGCAAATACCCAGGAAATTCAAGTCTTAGACGGATTTTCTTTTTCACAAAAAGCTAATGCAGATACCGTAACTATTAAAGAAGCAGGTACTTCCCCTGTTCGTGGACAGCGCTCATTTAACTCTAGTTTAGCCCCTGTTGACTTTACTTTATCTACCTACGTTCGTCCATATAAAAACGGTACTACTAGTATTACCGCTGAAGAATCTGTGCTATGGAATGCTTTACTAGGTGTAGAAGATATTAAGGCAGTGAATACGCTAACAACTACAGGTGTTACTGGAGTAACTTATGCGTTTAGTGCAGGCAATGCAACTTTAACAATAAGTGGTTCAGCTATGCCAATCGCAGGTCTAGTAGCAGGTACACAAGTAGTAGTTGGAGGCTTATCGCATGCAACTGATTCTAATTTTATTAACGCTGCTGGAGCAATTACAGGTACCCCTTCTGCTACTAGTATTGTAATTACACTGGTAAATCCAAAACCAGCTGGAGCGGCTATTACTTCAATTACTATGGTAACTGCTGGTACTGTTATGCTATATAAATCAGCATGGGCCCCTGTACTAACTACTTCATCTTATGTAAGCACTGGCGGATCAAACTTTAACCAATTGCAAAAATTCGGTTTAATATTCTTAGTAGATACTGTTTACTACGTAATTGATAATGCAGCCATGGGTCAAGTTTCTTTAGACTTTGGTCTTGACGCTATTGCAACACTTGCATGGACAGGTCAAGCTACTGCTCTAAGTAATAATGCTACTGCTGGGGCCGCAGCACTAGCTGCAGCTACTCCTAAAAATACTGCTGCTGCATTTATTACTAATAAATTAAGTACTGTAAGTCTAACTCTAGTAAATGCCTTAGGAGCTGCTGCTGCTGGTACTTTATATAATGTTGCTTTAACTAGTGGTTCTATTACTATTAATAATAATATTACTTATGTAACCCCTGCTAACCTAGCAACTATTAATACACCTATTACCTACTTCACAGGTACTCGTGCAATTACTGGTACTTTAAATGCATATTTAAAGACTGGTCTAAATAACGAAACAGGTAATCTACTTACAGATACTTTATCAGCTATTGTTAGTGGTAATATCAACGCTATTGAACCTATGGCTGCTTTAACTATTAATGTTGGCGGACCTAATAATACTCATATAGTATTAGATATGCCTTCAGTTACTATTACAGTACCTAGTGTTGATGTACAGGCAGTTGTATCAACATCTATTAACTTTACTGCAGCTGGTAGTACCCCCAGTGCAACTGCAAATGCTAATGCCTTCGCATTAGATGAAACTAATGAATTAGCTATTAGGTACTACGCAGTTTAAGATTTTTTCTTTCTTGTCGCCAGCTTGATCACTGGCGGCTCTTTTTCGATATAGTGTTATAACAATTAAAGGAACACAAAATGGCAGATACAATTACACAAGTTACCAGTCTTAAGTCTCTATTAGTGCCTAGCAAGGCCGTAGAAGTAGAGTACCCAGGGTTAAATGGTTTCAAAATTGACGCAGTATTCTTATCACGTGAAACTCTAGTAGGTATTCGTAAGAAAGCTACTAAAACTATTTTTAAGAATCGTCAGCCTGTAGAAGAACTTGATGATAAGTTATTCTTACAACTTTACGTCAATGCGTGTATTAAAGGGTGGAAAGGGCTTAAGCTATCCTATCTAGAACAACTGGCCCCAGTTGATCTTACAGGGCAAAATCCAGAAGCAGAACTTGAGTATAATCAAGATAACGCTTTATTCCTAATGCAGAACTCTGCTAATTTTGACGCCTTTATTAGTGAAACAGTGACAGAATTGTCAAATTTCACGAACAGCAGTACGAAGAAATAAATATACTATTAGCCTCATACTTTAAAAATAGCATAGTTAGCATGACTAAAGATGCTTATTTTGAAATGTGTGAGATGCTAGGCTCCGAACCTATTGATTCAGAGATTCCTGTAGACTATAATGACTTTCCAACTGAAGTACAACAAGCTTTTGGATTATACCAAAAGCTTCGAGATGATTGGGATGGTATGAGTGGTACCTATATGGGTAAACACTTTGAAGGCATTAGAGACTTATTTATTATAATGGAAGTACCAGTAGAAGATCATAAAACTATGTTAGAATTGATTGATATAATTGATAGACATCGTTCTAAGTCTATTGCTGATAGTAAACCTAAAGAACCAAAGAAGTAATACTAAGCCCACATATAGAAATATATGTGGGCTTTTTTATGGGTACTAAAATAACTGCTTGACTTTTTTACAGCATAGTGGTATAATAGGGTGAATAAAATTAATGTTTACGTATTTTTTACGTTGATATACTAGGAGACAATATGGCAGATAGCATAGCAAGTGTAAAAATACTAGTTAAAGCCGATGGATTAGATAAGGCAGTAAAAGACTCTGCCCAAATAGCTGATAATATAGAAAGAGCAAATAGCGCTAGTGCCCGGATGGGTAGTAGCGCTGCAGTTAAGTCTGCCTATAAAGAATCCGCAGCATCTAAAAGTGCTCCTAATACTTCTAGTAGTACTACTAGTTCTTTACCTGGAGAAACTAAAACTGCACGTAGTATAGGGGCAGGGGGCGGAACGGGATCCGCTGCTAGTGATTTTGCCGCCCAAGCTTCTGGATTAGGCGGACTTGTTCACGTCTACGCTACTTTTGCTGCTAATTTATTTGCAGTTAGTGCCGCATTTACTGCTCTTAGTAAATCTATGGATATTACTAATCTAGTAGCAGGACTTGATCAAATAGGAGCAGCTAGTGGTCGTAATCTTGGTAGTTTAGCTAAACAAATGGTTAAAGTTACTGATAATGCTATATCTATGCAACAAGCACTAACTTCCACAGCTTTGGCTAGTTCTGGGGGGATGACTAATGATCAGATACTTAGAATGACTAAAGTAGCTCAACAAGCTTCTATAGCTCTAGGTAGAGATATGCCTGACTCTATGGATCGTCTTACTAAGGGTATTGTTAAGTCACAACCTGAATTACTAGATGAATTAGGAATTATGACTCGTATGATTCCTGCTCAACAAGCGTATGCAGAAAAAATTGGAAAAACAATAAGTAGCCTAAGTACCTTTGAAAAGCAACAAGCATTTACTAATGCAGTATTAGAGGAAGGCGAAAAGAAATTTTCAGCTATTGAGTTACATTCTAATCCGTATAGTAAAATACTTTCTAGTACAGAGAACCTTTTACAGAGTGGTCTAGAACTAGTTAATAAAGTATTAGGTCCTATAGTAGAAATGTTATCTAAAAGTCCTGCAGGATTAACGGCTGTATTAGCTGGCATTGGCACAGTACTACTAAAGCAGGCATTACCTGCTATTGGTATGTTTAAGGATAATGCTAGACGTGCTGCTGAAGAAGCATATGCACTAGCCGAACGAAAGGCCATTGAAGCAGAAAATGCCTCAATTGATAGAGATACTATGGCAATGGCACGAGCTAAAGCTATTTTCCAAAAAAGCCAGGCTGGTATAGACGCCGCAAAGCCTGTAAACAGTGTTAGATTTAATTCTAGGGCTGCTGGTACAGAATTAACAGGAGTAATGAGGAAATCAGCCGCTAGTTTAACTAGTGAAGATATTAGTTTAATCCGCGATAGTCATGCTAAGCTAGCTTCACTAGATGAAGCCCAAATGAGTAAGTCTGAGAAAAACTTGCAAGCATCTTTACAAAGAAAATTAGCAATGTATATTAGGTATGATGCGGAAGTTGAGGATGCAGAGTTAAAAGCAGCTGAAGCTAGTTATACTAATAGACAAAAAAGTTTTGCTAACCAAGAGGATTTAAGTAATAGAATTTTCGCAAAACATAAAGATAGGGCAAATAAAACTCAAGTAGT